CAATGGTGGTGAACAACTGGCGAAGCTGCTTAATGCTTGCTGTGTTTACACCGTCACTGATTTGCATGTTTGCGATATATTCAGCAAGCGGCCCAGCAATCCACGTACCACCACCGGCAACACAAACCGCTGCGTCATTCTCACTTGTCGGGTTGCCGTTTGCATCTAAGCAATAGCCAACCGCTGTTCGTGTAAATTCATGCGCGTCTGCTAATACATCGGTGTCGTCGTTTTCTATCTTGGCTCTTAACACTTGCTCTAACGTGTTCCGAGCTTGGGTTTCGTTTGCGAGTGACTGATTGATTTGAACAAACTTTGCCGCGTTGTTTTCGAACTCAGCTTGAAAAGCCAATTCGTTTTGGACGCGGGTTTGTACTTCATCAGCAAGCGCTTGGTTTACCTGTACGAACTTCGCCGCGTTGTTATCAAATTCAGCTTGAAACGCTTGCTCAGTTTGAACACGGGCTTGCGTTTCATCAGCAAGGGCTTGGTTTACTTGTGCAAACTTGGCTGTGTTGCTTTCAAACTCAGCTTGGAACGCTTGCTCAGTTTGAACTCGCGCCTCCGTTTCATTAGCTAGGGCCTGATTGACCTGAATAAACTTAGCGGCATTATTATCGAACTCAGCTTGAAAGGCTTGCTCAGTTTGAACACGGGCCTCAGTCTCGTTAGCAAGCGCTTGATTTACTTGTACGAACTTAGCGGCGTTGTTTTCGAACTCAGCTTGAAAAGCTAACTCGTTTTGAACGCGGGTTTCAGTCTCACTCGCAATAGCCTGATTAACTTGCACAAACTTAGCTGCGTTGTTATCAAACTCAGCTTGAAATGCTAGTTCATTTTGAACGCGGGTTTCAGTCTCATTCGCAATAGCCTGATTAACTTGTGCGAACTTAGCTGTGTTGTTTTCAAACTCGGCTTGAAACGCTTGCTCAGTTTGAACACGGGCCTCGGTTTCGTCGGCAATCGCTTGCTCTACATTGATAAACTTAGCTTTAGCGTCTTTATGCTGAACTTCAAATTCACGATTTTGCTTTACTTGCGCTTGATGCGAATTAGAAAAGGCCGTTGATACACTTGTTAAGGCTGACTTGCTTTGCTCAAACAGCGATACCAGCGCTAGGCTTTGCTCAGATACGCTTTTTAGTTCCTCTGTACGGGCTTGGAGCTTTTCATCTGCAAGGGCGAGTTTGATATCTAGATCTTGTAACTCGTCATTCTTTTGAAACTCGTTCCACGCTTGTAACACATCGTTTATTGATGCGTTATTTAAGTCGACTTCGAGGTTCTGCATCTGCGCAATTTGCTTAGTAATGGTGCCTTGCTGTGCGTCTAAGCGCTGGTTAACCATGCTAAACTTAGCATTTACGCCATCTTCTTGGTCGATAAATGCCGTAATTTGCTGCTCAATGTAAGCTTCAGCGCCATTGATAAACTCTTGCGCGTTGTTAGCTTTTGTTAGTACATCGTTTTCGTCAAACTCTTGAAGCGTTGCAGAGACTTTATATGTCGTATTGAACGAATCGATAATCTGCTGCACATCGCTTTGCTTTTGATAGCCAAGGGCATTAACCCAAATGGTAGTGGCATACTGTGCCATGCGACCTGTGCGACCATCGATTTCTTGCTCAAGGTTTGTAGTGCGTGTAGTGATATCTTGAAGTGCTAAATCGCTCGCGCCACGTTTACCTATTTCAATGGCGTCTATATCACACGGGCCCAGGTTAAATACCAGTGAGGTAATTTCGCCCGTATAGCCGGTTAAGCCTTCAGCGTTAACTTGTAATGTTTCCCAACCGCTCGTTGCAGGGGCAGGTACCGATAAGGTAATAGTGCCATTAATAACAACTTGGCCAAGCCACGTTGCACCCACATGCAAACGAACACGCAAGCGAAACATGGTGTTTTCTTCAGCTATGTAGCTAATATCTGGGCTTGTTACGGCCTCATTAGCGACTATATAGCCCGCTGTGTTATGGCTGGTAACGCCTGTAAAGCCTTCATCTGAGCTATTAAATTGCCACGAATAAGCAGGAACAAGGGCCTGAATAGCGCTAGATATTTCAGATTGAACCTCAGTATAAGTAACACGCTGATTTATTTTATCGGCTTGTATAGATAGTTCAGATTCGGCTTGCTGAATACGCTTATCTGATACTTCAAGTTTCTTAACTTGGGTTGTGACCTGGCCTTTTACAGCATCAATTTCTTGATAGGCTTCTTGCAGCATATCTGCTGTGATTTCTTCGGCGCGATTAACAATACGGCCTGATTCAGGATCAACTGTTACAGCGGCATCAACTAAGCGGTCTTGCTCTGCTGTGCGGTTTTCATACGCTTCACGAAAACGCACGTATTCGGCGGTTAAGTCAAATACAACGCGCTCAATATCAATGCGATTAAGCGCTTCCGCATCGAGTAAAGCCACAGAACGATCAAGCAAAAAGACAGCGTCTTTGATGGTGTTTTGGTTATCGTTTAACTCTCCGATATTCGAATTTATATCGTCAATATCAGTGTTAACTTTATCGTCTAAGTCCTTGATTGCATCACTAAGATTGTCTTCAATATCAGTAATTTTGTCGTCAATGTTATTCTCAGAGCCTTCGCGAAGGCGATCAACTTGTTCATTAATGTCGTTGATCAGGTTTTGGGCACTTTCACTAAGCTGTGTAAGCTCAAGATTGGTTATAAACTCAGTAATGTCAGCAGGGGGCGTGCTTGCAGCAAATACAATCCACTCACTCACGCCAACAACATTAATCGTTCTAACCTTAAAGAAATATTCAGTTTCTGGCACTAAGCCAGTAAACGTATAGCTATAGCCATTTAAAATTGGCGGCTCATCAACCTGAGTTGATCCATCAGGGTTCTCTTCTGTTGGTTCTTCAATAACCGGCTCTTCAGTACCAAAGAACTGCCATTGAAAAGAAGTGCCTGTGCTAGAGCCATCAACACTGGCTGTTAATACAATTGAATTATAAGTAGCATCAAACGAGATAGTGGGTACAAGCGGCTTATCAAAGTTAAATTTTACAATGGCTTTTAAAGAGCGTTGCCCAAAGATATTTTTTGCACTTATCCGTGCTGTGTACTCGCCGATATCCAACGTGGGAATGATAGATTGTGTATATGTAACTGTGTTTTGATACATAAGCACATCAATTGGATCTTCACCTTCAACCTCTGGTTCAATGGTTGTGTAGAACTCAACATCATATTCAAAGACTGATAAAGGGGAAGGGTGAGCCCATTTTACAATCCCATTACCATCACCATCTAATGTAACCCGTACATCAAAAACAGGCTTTGGCGCACCAATTAAATAATCACTGTTTGGGGTAATATCTTGCGCACCTGGTATTAAGTTATCGCCCCATAAGTCAGGCCCATCTTCAATACACATCAAGGTAACGCCGCCATCTAAACGAAAACGGCGCTCTGTCACGCGGTAGATTTTGTTGCTAATTGATTCACCAGGTAAGTTTAAGTACACAGTTCGGCCAACAGCTGCAGCCAAGCCTTTGTGCTTAAGGGGTAGTTCAATTTCACCTAAGCGTGTTTGTTCAAGGTGTATAGTGGCTAAACGTTGTGCTGTCGTGCTGCTTCTAACAAAGGGCAGGGTAATCGACTTTTCTAATACCTGGTTATCACGCTCTTGGTATGCAGTTGATATTACTGGCGGCGCATCAGTGCGTTCGTAGTTTTGATCGGGATCGGTAAATGTTGCGCGAACAACGTTGGCACGGTCGCGTAAATCCGCATGCCATTTAATCTTAATGTTGCCGTGAACATCATCTGTATTAATGGTGTAAGTTGGGTTGCCATACCAGGCACCAACACGTACATACCATTGGCCCATTTGCCTAAAAATCTTACCCGCAAAACAGGCTTCAAGTTGGTTTAATACATCAAGAGGTTTTGTGGTAAAGGTAAAGCTGCCATTGGTTGTGTAGCGTGGCTCAGTCGTGATATTACCGTCTTTATCAGTAAACTCGGCTTCTTCATCACACACGTTAATGGCGGCAATCCACCACTCAAGCGGTAAGCGCTCAAAAGGGACTTCATGCGCCCCGTAAAAGCGTACATAGTGCAGGGCACATAGCACTGCATTTTGTGACCAAAGCCAGGTGGTTTCATCATCAGGGTCTTGATTTGTATCGCGCGGGTCCCACACCCGGGCACCGCGAATTAAAAACTCAGTATCGCTAATACCATCAGGAAAGACTTCGCGATTATTTTCAAACTCAACAAAAATGTGTGCTTGGCCATACCCGATGTGTTCAGCAGTCCAACCTGCCATTTTAGCAACGGCTTTACTGTTCGCCGTTGTATGGCGGCCATCGCTTAATTCATAGTCCCAACTTTCGCTCGGGTACTCAGTAAGCGGCTTATCAGCAATGTAGATTTCTTCGAGGGCATCAATTGGGGCACCATTAATTAGCACCACCATTTGAACAAATTTCTTTTTATCGCGCTCAACTTCAGCTTGGTGAGCAATAACCCCACCAACACGGTCACGGCCAAAGGTAATGCGGCGCGGTTGGTCTATGCCTTTTTGTAAGCCCTTAGCAAGTGTTGCAAGGTCCTCTTCAGGTACATCAGGGGTGAGCGAGTCCCACAGTGCGCCCACGGTCTTATCATAGATACTACGACCAATGCCGAATAAATCGCCCCCTGTGTCTACAACAGTATCGACAACTTTAGACATTGCGCGGCTCCAATGGGTAAACCGCTTTTACGCAGCTCATAGGTTTAGTCACAAGTCCATTTTCGCCAACACATACAACGGCATTGACTGTCACAATTCCGCCAACAAGTTCACCGTTAAATTCAACAAGGGCGCAATCACCACGGCGCGCATACGCAATAGGAATTTCACGGTTTAAACGGTCTTTAAAGACGCTTTGAACATCGTTTAAACCACGTTTAAAGAGTTGTTTAAATGCACCATTCTCAGAGCGGTATTTACCTCTAAAATCTGCAGCAACGTCTTGGCCTGTCGCAAAGCGAACCCAATCAGCCACGAGTAGGCAGCAATCATTTTTGCCCCACTGAAACGGCATGCAATTACGTTGATTTATAAAGGCGGCTAGTTTAACGGTGGCGTTCACGGCGTTTATTCCCTATGTAGTTACCAGGTTGTGTGTCAGGTAGGTTTTGTTTATTGGCAGACGCTTGCTCACTGAAAAAAGCATCATCAGGGTAGAGGGCGCGTTGTGTCGCATCATTCCAGCGCTGGTGTAAGCGAGACTCTTTCCAGCGTTCACTTTCACCCGCTACACTTAATTGCACTTGTGATACTGCACCGCGCTCTACATCGCACGCCACAATGTAACCACTTTCAAGCAGCTGACTTTGGCTTACGCGGTAGTGTTCATCCACGGTAACAAGGTAGATTTCGCAGGTATGGCCAATAGGATCGTTTTCAGCGACTTCAGCCAGTACGGCTGTGTCTTGCGTGTGAAGGGTTAAGCGAATACGGGCGCTGTCGTTCTTGTCATTAGCAGGGATTTCACTCACGGTGCCGAGCATCCCTAAGCCTTTCCAGGTTAGGTTTTTAAAGCGACGTTCACCTACACCCGTATGCAGTAATACATCACCGCTTTTAAATGCCAGGCGAACAAAGTAACGGGCGCGACCACTATTGGCTAAATCAGCGAGTAACCCAGCGTTTAACGACTCCATTAAAACGCCTCCCGTCCTTTAATCTTCCAACTGGTGACAATGCCTTTTTTGTATTCAGCGCTATCTATGCCCTGGTTGTTATCCGCAAGGCGGAACAAACCACGCGGCTGTTTAAAGGTGATTAAGGTGTTATCAGCAGGGATTTTACGCAGGGGCGATTCAAAAACGGCAGTGGCACGGCCAAGTGAATCACTGACCAAATCGCCGGTTAAAATTTTAAGCTCTGTATTTTGGCCGACTCCCACTTGCATACGTTCGCCAGCAACTAGCAAGGTTTGGTTGAGCGGTAAACCATCAATAACCAGCGTATTACCGTCTTGGTTTTCACCACGCACATACCCAGTAAAGTCTTTATCAAGTTGCTCGCGACGGTAATCAAATAGGGTAAATGTGCCCACTTGCCCACGCAGGCTGGCAATAAATGCATCTAGCGCCAACGCTTCACGCTCAGGCACATTGGCTAATTCAATTTCAAATTCCCAATAAGCACCCTCAAGGTCATACACCTCAGTGGCGTTATTGGCTTTGTTTAAATGAATTTGGCTATTCGGCACTAACTTAAAGTTAGAGCGTTTAGGGCGTTTGGGTAAGGGGAGTGGAACTGTCATCGTTACCAGGCTTTAAGTAAAACACTGGTAACGAGTATAAAATTTAGGGGGTAAGCTTTCGGCTGGAAAGGGGTTTACATAGTTATATTAGTTTTCGTTTTTGAAGCTCAAAAAGTACTTCATCTGAAAGAGCATTGAGCCAAGCAACTGCTTTCAACTGCCTACATGTTAAACCAGCTATCTCTATAAAAACAAGCTCAGCAATATCTTGTTCGCCTTCTTTAGCTGTCTTAAGAAGATGATAGGCTATTTCCACAAACATCAACCATGTAAAAATTGTCAGCTTTGCAAATAACGTAATTTCTAATACTTCTTTGAATTCATCGCTTTTCAGTGCTTTCATAAATAGAGCTATGGACTTAACTTTGTCTATGTATTGAAGTGTAGGGGCTGATAGTATTAATCCTTTAAGTGAGTTATTGTATCTTGTCGACTCAATTGGTTTTTCGCGAGAAAAGCGGAAATAATATTCTAAAAAAAACTCCAGTTTCATTATTGTTAAGCCCTCCTCACCGTTAGGTTTAGGAGGATAATCTATCTTGAAAGCTGGGGATGATTCAGACACCAAAAGTACCTCTTCTCCGATTTGACCCATTCCAACATTGGATTGTAATGACTCTTTTACTTTTTCGGCAACATCAAAAACTGCATCTTTAATAACACTAAAGTTTTGAGTATCAGATTGTTCGCTCAGCGCTTTTTTAGTTTCTGCTAATTCTCTACGATTATCTTTCCAAACAAAATACAGTAGAAAAACTGATACCGTGGACAAAATAGGAGTAGCAACGCCTGTGAAAATAGTTGCAGTATCAACCCATGTTTTTAGTTCTTTAGAGGGGGTAAAATCAAAAAAAATGCCAAAAGTAACGCCAACTACTAAAAGTACAAAGACTGCTATGTTAATAATTAACTTAATAAACTCAGCTTCTCTCTTTTGGATTGTCTCTTGTTCAGTCATGCACATTCCCTCGCTTAAAAATTCCTTTTTACACGAATCTCAACTACTTAACAACTAAGCAGCTCCGCGTATAGAGCGAATGATTGCACCATTACTTTGAATATTCGCTACTACAACACCCACCACTTCACGCGCAATGTCTTGTCCAATAAGCTGAGCATTTTGTTCATTTGCTGAGCCTTTTACGTTAATTTGGTTTGTTATATTTAACGTAACACCACGACTAACTGAATCATTAGCTGCAGCAGTTCCTGCGTTATAGCGGCGCGCCATTTGGCTAATTTCAATGTTTTGTTTAGGACTTAATACACGCTCACCACGTTGTAATACATAGGTTGATTCATTAGGTACGTAATCTAAACCACCGTGTGCAATACCTGCTGGCTGCTGTGCTTTAATTTGCCTAACTTGCTGTAAACCACTCATAACTGCTGCAGCTGCTGCTACACCACCTAACACTGGGCCAACGATCGGGATTGATGCAAGTGAAGTGAAAGCTGCCGTTGCGCCTTGATATGTATTGATAATGGCCTGTGCTATAGCAAACGCCTTATACGTTTTAAATGCAGTTTTACTTTGTTGCCCTAGTGTTTTAAACATAGCAGCGCCAATGCCAACGACATTTTTTGCTTTTTCTGCACTAGTTTGCTTTTCAAAACCTGCAATGGCCGTTAGCTCAGCTTTATATTGTGGGGCATATTGATTGGCAAAAATATCAAACATTCGGGTAGCGTGAGCAGCTTCTTCTTGTTCTTTTGCTGTTCTATATCCTTGAACATTTGCGCCAAATTTTATCTCTGCAATTCTATTTTCATGCTCTTGTTCAAGCCTTTCAACTTCAGTGTGATAACCCTTGAGTTTATTTAATTCACTATTACGCTCAATTTCACGGACTTGAGCATTTGCATCATATTTTATTTCACCAACATCATCATTCGCTGCAATATCTTTTGTTGCACGTCTTGCTGCATCGATGCGCGCCTTTTCTTTTGCTTGATGTATAGCTAAATGCTGATTATAAACCTCTAACGCTTCTCGACCTGCTAAGCCTTTAATTTGCGCTATGCGATCATCAAGCTGATTCTGTAATTGATTCTTGCGGTTTTGATAGGCTTCATTTTCTATACGTGTTTTTTCGGCTTCACGTTTTGTCGTTATGTCCTTTACATCTTCTTTATACTGCGTATCTAACTGTTTGAGAATCGCATCATATTTAGCTTTATTAGAAACATCATTATCACGCGCAGTAAGTACCATTTGTCGACGCTTGTCATAGCTTGCTTTTAATCTTGCCTCTTCACTTAATAAGCTCTCTTGCAATCGCTTAATGTTTTCTGGCAATGCAGAAGTTTCTATTGAAGCTGTTCTTGGTTTTTCTTTTTCTTTAATAGCTAAAACTTGTTGCAGTGCAACTATTTCATTCTTAAGGTCTGTAACTCGTTTCTCTGCTTCTTTAACGTCAGAGAACTTGCCTTTTAAAAATGGATTGTTAAACCGCTGTCTGGCTTCATCAGCTAATTGTATTGCATTCTTTATTCTACCTTGGGCAAGTAGCAACAAACCTTCAGCTTGTTTACCCGTGAGGTTTGCATAAGGGTTTAGATCTTTTGTCGCTTCTTTTAGTTCATTAACAGATTCTGTTGCGTCATCACTTTTGGTAGCGAAATAGGTGAGGGCAATACCTGCGGTCATAATTAAGCCAACAGGCCCACCCAAAAGGCCCATAACTGTAGATAAATTACGACTTGTCACTGTTGCTCTTCTAGCTGCTGTATTATATGCATTTGTAGCAGCAGTTAGGTTAGCTTCAGAGGCGGCTGCTCTATTGTTCGTTGCTGCTAAACGGGTAATAGCAGCTGCTCGTGTACCTGCTGTTGATGCAGCTGCTAGTTGGCGTTTTGCTGCTGCATTCTCATACAAAGCCCGCTCACGCTCTGCAATAGCATTAACCTTGGCTTGTTTAGCTAAGGCGGCATCAGCAATTAACGCTCTATCTTTTATTGCTATGTTAGCTAAATAGCCATTTGCACTAGCTGCAAGCCCAGACACTAAATGCCCAGTTAAAACCGTTGCTAATGCACCTGTAGCAAACACCAAGTCGTCTACAACCTCTTCGTTCTCGCGTAAATATGCCATTGTATCGGTAATACTGCTTACAACACTGGTAACAGCAAAGTTGACTGGCTCTTCATATTTACGGATCAAGCGCTGGTATTCATTGCCCATTTCAGCAAAACTTGCGTTTATCTTACCTTCGGTCGCTTCAGCTGCACCGGCATAATCTTCTAGCGCTTTGATCAAATAGTTTTTGAACATTTGGCTTGTTACTTGGCCATCGTTCACCATCTGTCTAAAACCGCCACCAGCTTTACCTGCTGCTTTATCGAGTTTTTGTAATAAGCCAGGCATTGGCTCAGTGACTTGATTTAGCTCTTCAGCACGTAACACACCCGCAGTCATGCCTTGTGTCATACCAAACAAGCTTTGGCCTAGTTGTACATTACTGGCACCTGTTTTAGCGGCTGCATTCGCCATACCTTCAAGTATTGCAATGCCTTGCTCTTGGGTAACAACACCTGCATCTTGCAGGGTTAATATTTTACTGTATGAATCGGCGAGGGTGGTGTAACTGGTATTCAGTCTGTCAGACGTTTCAAATAAATAGGCTTGTACCTTTTCATATTCACGTACTGAGCTTGTTAAGCCCTTCAATCGAGTATCGAGAAGTTGTGCAGCACCGGTATCTCGTACAAACATCGTCGCGGTACCGATACTCACAAGGGTAGTGAGCGTTGCACCTAATTGGCCGTAAGCCGTATTCATTAAACCGAGCTGGCGCGTCATTGCGCCTTGTTGGCGCATAACAGCTGCTTGGCTTACACCTAATTGTTGGTTAGCTGCACTTTGGCGTTGTACAGCCTGGTTAATTCGGTTTAGTTCGTTTACGTTCTGGCGAGCACCTGCAGTAACAGCTTTGCCGTCATAACTTAAGCGTAACGCCAAATTCAAGTTGTTGCTCATCAGGTCGCCTTATCAATCCAATTATGGTGCGCTCAAGTGTTTGTACTTTGTCAAAGTCGGGTGGGGTCAGTGTTATGTTTGCATAACGCCATGCAATATCAGCCCTGGCATAATCAAGGGCAAACTCAACCCCATTATTATCTAACTGCCATTGACTCGATGCGGTGGTTATAGCGATCACTGCAACGTGGTTAGCCGGCAATACAAATAATGTGTCGTCTTTGTCGTTTTTAGGCGCAGCTTTAACAGGTGCGCCAAAATGGGCTTCGTCGTCATCTAATGTTTGGCTTTGTGTTGCTAGGTCGCCCACAAACCACCTAGCAACATCGTTTAGTTTTTTTCCTGTACACGGTATTGCGCGTTAATACACTCAACACTTAACCGTGCAGTTAAACCAGGAAACGCAAGCATTTCTTCAAGGGTGTCGGTTGCAAAGGGCACTTGCTTACCTTCATCTACAAACTCATCCCAGCCAATAAGTAAGTCACGAACAATTTCCTTATCATTCGCGCCTTGTTTACCAGTAAGTTCTTCGAGTGTTTGTTCATCAACAATTTTAATTTTCGCTGTGAATTTGAAATGCACCCCCGCAAAGGTAAAATTTAACGGCGCTTCAGCTGATGTGTTTTTCAATTCTTCTAAAAGCTTTAATTTCATTTTTAAGTTCACTTATATGCATTAGTCAGTCGTTTAGCCTCATCCTTTGCGGCTTTATGACTACTAAATTTAAGAATGCCACTGCTATCTTTGCAGTAACTTGGCGCTTTTCCCTTTGGCTTTGCAATGACCGTGTAAAATTCAACATTCCCTGTTTTTTCGATTCTTTTTACTTTGACGGCTTTAAAACGCATGGTATTACTCAAACACGATGGTTAATTCATCGTAACCCGCACCACTCGGTACCAGCTTTCCATCAAACTCATAGCCTGTTAATTCAGAGTCAAGGCTTGTGTATTTAGGGTGGGGCATTTGATAACGGCCAATAATGGTGACTTTTTTACCCACAGCGGTACCGTGCGTAAATTCGAACATCTGCACTTTGCCAACATCATCGAAGGGGTTGAAGCTGGCCAGTTCTTCAGCTGTAAGCGTAAAGTTGGCACTGCTTTCATGACCAGTGATCATAATTTCTTCTTGGTTAATGGCACGGTCAAATATCACATTATTACCTAAGTCCACAGTCAGCTTATGTAGAGTTCGCTTCACATCATTTAACTTAAAGTCAGAGCTATTGCTTACACCAAGTACTTCAGGACGAACCCAGCGGTCCCAATCCACTGCAGGTGCAGCAGCACTTGCAATAGGGGCACTAAATAAGCCTTTAAATTGCCAGTTCAGCATTGGCTTACCTTTTTCAAGCTGTAAGCTCACATTGCCTTTCATTTCGCTTATTTCATGCGTGTTCTTACCAAAGCGAACTAAGCACTTAACAGCAACAGCAGCACCTTTGGTGAATGTCACGCTACTCGCATCAGCAACTTGCACCATGCCACAGGCAAGTAATAGGGGCGCAAAGGCAGGCTCATTACCTGCAGTGCCGCTCATAGCAAGAGGCGTTTTAAAGTTAAGGCTAATGTGCTCACCGTAAAACGTTTCAAGACTTGCACCGCTGTAGCTTGTTTCTAGCTCGTCTTTTTCACTTTCGTTCTCGATGGCAAGTTCAACTTCACTTGCATAAATTGCATGCATGCCTGTGAGTGTGGTGCCCAGGGCATCTGCTAAAATTAATTTATCTTTAAAGCGCCAGCTCATGATTTACTCTCCACTTTAATTAACTCGCCATCTTTCAAGTTAAATGCGCCAGCAAGCTCTGTACGAGATGCCTTGTTACTCGAAAGTACCTTGTTTACATTGGTCGCAATGGCCATAGCACGAGACACTTTAGGCTCTGTAATAACAACGCCTCTTTCTGGTGCTGGTTTTGTCGATTGCGATTCGGTTTGTTTGCTCATGGCATCACCTTCACAGTTACGGTATGAATACCAGTTACACTGAACTGGCACTGATAAATTAAGTTGTTTGTTTCTTTGTTAAGCTCAACAGTGCGGCCTTTATCTAGCTTAATCGGGTCCCATCCTTCAAACTGGCAACCGGCTAAGGCTTCTTTCACTTGGCCTCTTAACTCTTTAATTTCGGCATTACTGGTTGCGTTGCCCGTTAGGCAAGGAATAACAATCATCACAGCAAATGTTTCATGTACCTGGTATTCATCAAGCCCTGGTACTTGGTTTGTGTTCTGGTTATCTTCAGCAAGGGGCAAAACAAATAGGTGCGAACTATGTACCGCACGTTTTCTCACTTCGTTAAAGTCACTTGAAAACCCAAGCGTTGCTCTAATTGCAGATTGTTTAAGGACGGTTTCGACCTTGTTTAAATCAAAGTTAAATGACATTTAAACCCTCTTTAAACTCACTTTAAATTAACCAGTCTTCAACGATGTCGTTAATTTCTGCTTCATGTATTGCTGCTATGCCAAGTATTGGCCGAGCAGGCAGCTTCACGCTTTTATTGCGTCCTGTTTCACCACCAAAGTGATGTATGGCGGCATACTTTTCACCCAGGCCATGTACTAACGTGTTGTAGCTTACGTTGTGTGTAACAGAGCCAGCTAAGCTGCGTGTATCGGTTAGTGTTAAACCGCCACGGTCTTTTGCTGCCTGAGATTGTTCCCACTTACGCCCTTCAGGTGTCATTTCACGTAAAAAGCGGGTGGTGACGTCCATGTCTAAAAATGCGCCGATATCGTCCAATACATCGGTAGCTCTTTCACTGGTTGTTGCAATTTGGCTCAGGCGGGGCAGTGCATTACCCGATAAATCGATAAATACCCCAGCCATCGTTAGTACCTGTCCCAGTCAAATTGAGAGCCTGCAGCTTTTGTTCGCATCCCAGTTCTTGAGCCTGCAGGCGCATCTTCCTTAATTTGGATCACACCTTTACTAACTTTGTCTAATAGGGCCATGGCCTTTTTGTTCAGTTCTTTAAGGTGTTCGTCGGCGATATTGGTTGCCAATTCACAGTGCATTAAGTCAATCGCAATGCCTGGCAACACCGACGTGTTGATATCGTCTTGTGTTAACTTAAAACGAGCTACAAAGCCCGTAATAGTGGCGTTAACGTCTTTTAGTGCTTCGCTATACCAAGCAGCAATCTGCTGTTGCAACTCTGTTTCAGGTTCACCCAGTAACGCCGTTTCTACATCGTCACGGGTTGGGTATTCACCTGGCTCTGCAAATTTTGCAGACACAAATTGCAACAGCACATTAATGCCAATTTTGTCGATAACTGTTTGAGTTGTCGTAAACATACATGCCTCAGTTAGTAAAAAAAGGCTCTCAGGAAACTAAGGAGACTAAGAGCCTTTTACAGGGAACAATGCGTTAATTAATTCGGGTTAAGTACATTCGTTAGTAAGATGCCGCAGTCTTTAGCAATAATTTGCTCTTGAACTGCTTCACCAACCATGATTTCAACGCCACCATTTAAACCAGCTGATACATCACGATTGCCTGACGTTCGTGAGCCGTAACGTGCAGTCAATGCAAATGTCATACGGTTATTTTGGAATGACGCAAGCGGGTCGTGATAGGTAAACGACAAGCTGTCTTTCCATGCACTTTGAAGATTTACTGTTTGGCCTTTTTTGGCTGTATTTAAGCGCGCTTGGCCAACTGTCACATGCTCAAGTTCGAGTGTTTCTTTAATGTAACTCCATGGCACTAAGCCCTGGTCGCCACTCGTACCATTAAATGCTTTAAGCAATTTAGGGTGTGTACGTAACTTAGTAGCAACCTTTTGTGACAAGGTCATCGCATTTGGTCGCATAAGTGGTGTATCAAGCATGTCGAGGAAGAACGGTAAGATATCCAGTTCAGGATCATCTAAAAACTTAAAGCCGTTAGCCGCTAATGATTGACTGTAACCAAAATTAGCCGCTTTGTTATACAGCTCAGCAACACGAACTTCACGCTGAAGAAGTACAAGATCTGTTAAGCTTTCAGCCGCATGAGTGCGCGGGTTATAGTTAGCTGGTGCATTAGTTACATCATCATTTGGAATAATGTCAGACAGACCATAGTCAGTAACTGAGCCTGTTTTTTGTTCAACACCAAATTCAACTTGGTTAGGGCTCGATTTACGACCAATTTTAGAATCGGTCAGCGTAAATTTTTCACCTTTTTTAAATTCAGTCCATTTGTATGTACGCAAATTAACGGGTGAATAAGGCGCTAACTGATCAGCAACTAGCGCTCGATTTCGATAAGCAATGGCAATAGCCGTTTGCTCTGTATCGGGTGTAAATGGCATACCATTACTCATGGCAAAATCCTTAAATAGTTAGTTTTAATTGCCCAAGCGCTTAAGCGCTTGGAATATTTGCTACAAGATGCGGGTTCAGAAACACATCACCAATCGTGCCTGCAGTCCCGTCTTCCATAACCCAGCCAGCAACATATAGCTCGGCTTCACCGACAAAGTTTGCAACGTCAAATGCAATGGCTTTGCCTTCTGCGTCTGCAATCACAGGAGTACCGGCTACAAGCTCTTCACCAAATTCAACCGGTGCGCTTTGTGTCATTACTACATCAACACGTAAATGGTCATCGGTTCCTTGCTCTGTTACACCTGCAAACATGGCATCAGCACCAATTGCTATCGCAACTTGAAAGTCAGCTGCTGCAGATACAATGCAAAGTCGATTAGGGGGGATTTCACCCTCTGAACTAAAGTTTCTAATAAATCCTGGTTGCGCCATGATTTTATGCCTTCTTAATGTGGTCTAACGCAGACGAGATACTAATCGTAATGCCTTTGTCAGATTGTGACTTTTGATACTCAAGCGCTTTAGCTGCGAGCGTTTCAGCTGTGTCGGTGCCATCTTCACCGTCTGTATCATCTTTATTAAACTCGCTTGTTAGGCCAGTTTGCTCAGGTAAACCTTTTAAGAAACCTTTAAACCATTCTGCTGGTTTAAGTGTTTGGCTCTCGCCATCCGCTGCAGCGAACTCAAACGTTGTGTCGCCATCGCCAAGGCTTGCCATAAACTCAGCTACGCCATCTGTGTTAGTTAAGCGCGGTGCATCACCATTGTTAACTTCATCATTGATAAACGTTTTAGCCGCTGTTACACGCTGGGTGTATTCAAGTTGCTTGTTCTTGGCATTGGCTGCATCAAGCTGGTCTTGAAGTGCTTTCTTTTCTTCTTCATCCATCGCATTGTCCTCATTGGTCGGGGGCGTGGCGTCATCATCGCCACCTTTACTAAATTCGGCGTTACCTTTGGCTCGCTCATGCTCAGCAATAATGGTTTCTTCTTTTAACCACTCTGATTCGTATTCGGGCACAACTTTATCTGCCGCTTCACTACCAAAACGGTCAGTTATGAAGTTGCGCAAATTGCTCATAAGGCGTGTGAGGGTGTTTGATGTGCGTAGCGATATACTGTCCATATCACCGGCAGCAAATTCAAAGGTAAGGGTGTCGGCATTCTCATCCTGGTTAAATTGCCAGGCTAAACCGTCAACAGCAGGAGGCTTGCCACCTAAGTAACCAATGTGGGCAAGTTTGTAGCCGTTTTCGACTTTTTCTAATTTCACTGAGCGGTTAGGGTAGCGCTTATCTTCAACGGCTTTAGCAAACTCGCTGCTTACTTCATCTGCTTTAGCGTAAAGTACGCCGTCTTTGGCTTTTAGTTCACTGGCCCAACCCCATGCAGGAGAATCCATTTTAGGGTGGCCGATTACAAGCGGTGCGGTTTTAGGTGTAAAGTTAGCAACAACGCTATTTAAATCAGCGTTACTAAAAGTTTGGGTATTGCCTTTGCTGTCTGTTTGGGTACCAGCTTTAAAAACTTCAAACCAATCGAACTGTGTATTTGTGCTTGCTTTCTTTGCCATGATGTAAGTGCCAAAAATGAATTAACTGGCACCTAGTTTATGAATCAAAGAAAGGGGAGACTGCTGGAAAAGACTTTACAGCTAAGGGTATGGGGTAACTAATATAGGCTAAGCGGGTATCAAAAAAGTCGCAAGGAATTTTTATGGCCCACTGTTCAAGTTGTCAAACAGCTCTAACGAATGACGAGCAAACGTATCTAGATGGTCAATGCTCTGACTGTGAGTATGAAAACCATGCTCAAGCAAATTCATTATGTACGTTTTGTAATTCACCACTCTATACACCCATTAAGTTAAATGGCTATTTTTATTGTTCAAATAAATGCGCTCACAAAAAAGAGCCAAGGCGAGGACGAAAGGGTTAAACCTTTTAAAATTGGTATACCGACTTAAATACACCTTTAAATAATCATTAAACCAAGTTTAAACCGTGTTTAAATTTAACTGAGAGCGTTTAAACGATTTAAACACGAGCCATTACAGCCAATCACAAAAACACACGCCTTAAAATCGCTTACAGGCGTTTTACCCTTTTTTTAAAACTGTGCTAAAAAATAAGCCCCCTTAGTAAAAAACTAAGAGGGCTTAACCCAACATAAAAAGGTATATTATGGATAATAAATTATTGGAGCATCTTTATGTTGCTCAAGTTTTAACATTGGCTAAAACGCTTCACATTGAATTTATGGTCAAAGGCAAAGCTTCTGGCACAAATACTAACTTCGAAGATGAAGCCATTAAGCTTATAAATCGTAGTTCTTCGCAAATTCTCGAGAAGCTAAATCAATCTCGTCAAAAGAACTAGCATTAACCCCAGCCGTACAGGTCAGCCAAAAGCTGGCCTTTTTTAATATTTCTTGGGCGTCAAGTGTACTCAGTGCCTCAAACAATGGGCGGTTGTTTTTAATTAATTTAAGGGCTACCAAATTTTGTTCTCTGTCATCCAAGCCTGGGCTTGTATACCCAGACTCAAAGGGCTTTGTTTTTTTAGCTGTTACTACCGGTTCTTCTGGTAAATCTATTGGCCCAGCAAATTCAAAGTCATCGCTAAGTTCTGAAACAGGGTGAGTATCAGGGTCTGTAATAAATAGCTCATCGTCCAAAATTACAACTTGCCTAACATGAGGTTCTTGTACGCTAAATGCAGTATCAAGCATTCTAAACCAGTAGTGCCCTGGTAGTGTGGGCTTAGCTTTTGTCCAGGTTAAGTTAGTCATCATCTTTCTCCGCTCAATTAAAGGGTTTAAAACAAATAGAGTTATTGAGCGTCTAAGGTATCGATAGGTGGTAACACCTGCTGCGGGAAAAACCTTTACATATACGAACTAAAATTTATTAGGGTTAACATAGCTCTTTGCTTGCCTAACTTGCTGTTTAACCACTTCGCTTTGCGCAAGCGAATCTAAATCAGCCACAAAGCGCTTACCGTTAACGGTAACTTTAATTTCATCTGTACACGCTTGGTATGTAAAAAGCCTTTTAAGTAAGTTGATCATAACTTTATTCTCATACAAAAAAGCCCCTAACGAAGGGGCTTTACATATTCATATTTAGACGTTCACATAAGTAATACATACCAAATAACAGCAACACTAGTAATTGCCAAAAAAGCAGCAAAAAGCCAATAACAAAAAACCATTGACCATATAAGGCAATTGTTGCAGGCAAAGTGACGACCATTGCCACCTTTACCAATACCACTAAAAAAATACTTAACACTGTTAAATAAGCAAATAGCCTTAATAAAAAATCACGTCGTGTAAGCTTACTATTATCAATTCGAGTATTACCAACGATAATAGTAATAGTAGGGGAATCAATCATTTCTTCATCTATTACAGGACGATTAAAGGTTGCAATGGCTGCGAGCGCTGCTATTAAAAAACCAGGTAGGCCAGTTATAAACCCTGCCAGTTGATCGATTAATCCATCTTTAGCTGCAACGGTGGCTACATCAAAACATAAAAACAGTAACACAGTACTTATTAATGTAAGTACTGAAGGTATACGCCAGTTATATATCTTTCCCGCAGGGTGGTGCAATAACAAATAAGATATTGGCCTAGTTAACTGATAAGCAATCTGTGATGTCATATATGTTCGAGCATTTTCTTAATAATCGGTTTGTATATTAGATCAACAGATGTAGTTAAAGGTTCCGAAAATTCACTAATCTTTACTTTTTTAACATACTTCTCAGAGTTGACTAACATACCGGTATCTACGTCTATATTGGCTGTATGTGATGCGTCTGTTTCATCTTTAAACGAAACTTTAAGCTCATCCATCCCTAAATCTTTAGCAACGCCTAGTCTAAATTTAGCAAGCCAGTTATGATTACCACCCGCTTTTAGTAATTCAGCTTTATCAATTTTTACAGGTATTTGTATTTCTCTAAGCTGGCTGTGCTTTTGCACATCATAACCTTCAACTTTACTCATTTCCCCAGTAATAAGCTTTACATCGTTAAATACGCCATTATCTACATCATTCTTAAACTGGTCGGAAGCATACCCATTAAAATGGCATTTAAAATAAGTTCTGATCATTTTAGGATTACCCTTTGAGTCCAAAATATTTTGAGGGTGCTTAATCTTAAACTCTTTAGCAAACTCATGTTCAACACGCTTAAAAACTTCATTTAAATAGCGAGAAATAAGCTTGACTGGCAAATTAGGTGTTTGTTCATATAAGGCTAAATATACAGTATTTTTCTTTTTAGAACCTTTAAAAATTACATGACTCGAAAATTCTGTACCAACATCATCTGTTTTACTATTTACCTTTCGCGTATCATCTGCCCCCCCAATTTTACGGTGCACTTCATCTGCTAGTGAAGTATCAACAACATTAATTAATAACTGCCAAGTAGTGCTTGGCTTGTCATATTTAACATCTGCAAGGTATAGCTCTTTAGGTTCTTTAGTCCCTAACTCAACATTAACTTTATTCTTTTCACGTAAAGCAACAACCTTTTTCATTAATTCATCTAAAGTGAATTGATTTACAAGGCCTGTGATATGCGGTGTGTAAGTTTTAGTGTATAAATTAAGATCTAAAAATAAGATATTGCGTTCATTTCTTTTTGCCATGTTATTCTCTTTTAATTAATACCCGTAATACTTATGACTAAACCTCACCACAATGGGCGTTCCATCTTGTTCACAGGTAACACTAATTTTTAATTTTTCTTGATGATCATAGTAAGTGGCTAAATGGGTCATTCTGTCTCGTTCTTCTAAATTTTTTGAATTGACCGCAACAGCATTTAAAATAGAAATAGGATCAAACCGCTCAGTTTGACTGCAAGGCGTTGTTTCCAGCATATACACCTCAGAGTAACTAATCACTCCATCAGTTGCGTCGAAGCGTATAAGGTGTTCATTAGTTTCAACTTCTATATTCCCAGCAGCATTGGGGTTAACGCCTAAAATTTCACTTACTTTAGCCACGTCAAACCCATGATATTTATAAGGTCGCATAAATTGCGATCCTACAAATGCAACAGGTGGGGGAGTCGGCGTTACAGCCACAGGAGCCGCATTTCGCTTTTCTTCTTTCTCCCCACAGCCAACCAATACTGTACAAACAGCAGCAACTATAAAAATTTTTTTCATATAAATCCCTTTACTATTTTAGTATCAATCCACTTTACGTGCGCGTTGCAGCACACGTTCTGTATGCAAATTACTTAAACGCCTAACGTGAGTTATCTACTTCCCGAATAAAAACATCGCCATTAGAAATATAACAAGAAAAGCTATTACATAGCCGATAATGTTAATTTCATTAGCTTGCTTTTGTGCTTCTAATAACTCCAATTCTGCTGTTTTAGCCTCTAGTTCTGCAGTTTTTAATCTATCATTTTCTATTTCAACTTGCCTCATTGCAGCTAAAGCATCCATTTCTTGGCAATAAAAAAGATCAAATTTTTTAAGCTCTTCTTCGCTGAGATCTTTAGTTAACTCACTTAGCTCATCTTCAAAATCAAGCATTAACTGTGGGGTAGTGTTATTTATAGCGGCGGCTTGTAACCTTATTTGGTGTTGACCAGCTAACTCACGTATATACTTACGTTCTAACAGTTCCATATGCATTCCTTTATCATTTCACTGGTTGTGACAACGCAATAGCGATACCTAAAAAAGCAATTGCCCCAATAAAAAATAGTGAACTGCCCGTCAGCATATTTAATAAAAAGCAACTGCCACAACCAATCATGCAGCCTTTCGCGTGTTTGTTTAAACGTGCAACACGCCGCTCGACTTCAATAGAGTGAAAGTGGGCAGGTATATCATAATTACAGCGTATGCAAATAGCGTATTTACTGGCGGGTTTCCAACAGCAAGGGCATTCAATAATGTTAGGGTTTTCAGGGTCAAATTCATCACTAGCAGCAAAATGTACGCTTTGGTTAACCTGATTATTGTTACCGTTAATCGTTTGGCTCACATTTAGCTGAGAGCCACATTGTGATACATCATCATTTGCAGCAGCCGTGCTAAATTTATCACCCAGCGCACGGGCTAGTTCATCCTGTAATTGTTGTTTTTTTTCTTCCATATAAAACGCCTAATCGTTTATCCCACCAATCGTAAGTGCCTCACGACTGATTGTGCAGTAACCTCTACACCGTCATCAGTGTATTCCTCATACAAAACACCAATAACACGCGCTTTTTGCTTCGGTGTTAATTGGCGGCCTGTTTGTATTAATGCGCCTTCTAGTATCTCAATACAATCTTCAAGCGCTGCTTCATCAAGCTGCTTTTGCTTGCTTCGCACCCCATTAAACAAAAATTCAAGGTCACAGCCTGCCTGCGATGCTGCAATTAAATACTCTGCATCAGGTGAGCGTATACCAGACTCATAATTAGCCTGTGAACCGCGTGTTACACCACATAATTTAGCAAACTGGTCCTGTGAAAAACCTAGTCTTTTTCTCTCTATCTTTAATGTTTCGCCAATTTTGTTCACGTATGTATTCAATTTTATCTTGACTGTATACAAATGAATGCATATAGTTCAGTTGTGTTAAACATAAACCTGCTAGGAGTACCAGCAAATAGCAGGTTCATTTATCAATAAGGTAATTTACAATGAATCACGAAGAAATCAAAGCCGCAATTTATGAAAAGGGGTTTACCCTTGTCATGATCGCCGAATGCATCAATAAACACCCATCACATATTAGTGCTGTTATTCATCGTCGTAACACCTCATCTGTTATTGCAAAAGCAATTGCTAAAGTCATTGGTAAGCCAGTTGAGCAGGTATTCCCAGATGTACCTGCCTATCGCTGTAAACAAAAACAAGCCGCTACGTTAAAGCAACGCAAAGCAGAATTAGCGGCTCTGTTTTCATCATCATCATGTGAGTAAGTCCTGCTACTAAGCAAGGTAATTTTAGAGAGATTTTTACCATGACTAATTTAAGCCAAGCCCAACAAAATCAGTTGACTAAAAGCATACTCGAGGCCGATGTAGCGCCCGATTGCGATATCTACAATTTGTTTATTCACAGCGTGTGTTCAGCCATGAAACGTTCTGGCTTTAGCCGCCCAGTTATTGCAGACCGTATGAATGACGCACTACGCGCCCAAGAGTGCGATGTTGACCAAGCCAAACTAAATAAATGGCTTGCACCAAGCCAGCCGCACTTTATGCCCATGCATTACTTACCAGCGCTGTGTTATGCGGTGCGCTCAACCGAACCTGCTAACGTGTTACTTAAACCCATTTTGTATAAAGCCGTGGATCAACGCGCCCAGCTCCTGCAACAACATGCCGAGCTACAAATGGAAATAGAAGAACGTGCCGCCATGCAGCGCTACATTTCAGAGTCGTTACTGAGTAACACCACCGACGAATGACAGCACCACTACACCACCCGCTATAAAACCCAATTAAGGCTTAAAACAATGACACTCAAAGACCAAGAACCGTCTGAATTTTGTAAAAACGGTCGAATTACACACGCAGGGGGGCGTTATGAGCACTGAGTTGACAGAGCAAATATTCACAGCTGAAGAGCAGCAACAATTACTTTCAAAAATTGAGAAAGTTGCTGGTCAAATTCAATTAGTTATTCCAGAAACTATTGAGGAAGCATGGTCTGTTGTAATGAACCTAGAAGAACAAGCCATCGTTAATACTGCTAAACGTGGTTTTCTTTACATGGCAATTAAAACAGAAACAGAGCATGGCAGCTTTATTAGAAGCTTAAAAGAACGCGGTATATCGGCGAGTTCTGCTAAAGATGCAATTACAGTAGCTAAGATGCTAATGGCTTTACCTGATACAAAGCGCCAGACGCTTGGCGTTTTAAACATGAACAAAAGCAAGCTAATTGAAATGGCGCGCTTACCAGTTGATACCGTTGAATCATTGGATGAAGACGACCTAGAAACGCTTAACGAGTTATCTGTACGTGAGTTTCGTAAAGAGATTAAAAAACTCAAAGAGAAGCACACTGAACTTGAAGAGCAGACAGCAACGCTTATTAACGCGCTTGAAAATGAGCGATTAACCAAAGCACCTAAACAACGCTACGAGTTACCAATACTTGTTGCACAGGTGCGTCAAAACGCATTTGCACATAGCGCCATTGTTAATGAGTCACTTGAAGAGTTCATAACCATGGTTGAGCAATTATGTACAAGCCGCGACCTAGACCAAAACCACCGCATTGGCGGCGCTCAAACTACATGGCACTTATGGCTAGGTATTCAACAGCGAATTAACCACATGCTTGACCGCTTAACTGAAGAGTTTGGTTCAGAGAACCTAGTAGGCGCTGAGCAAATTCCACACTTCGCCGAAGACGAATGGCAAGACGCACAAGCTAACCGTGAATACATGCTTGCCATGTTTAACGACCGAATTAAAACCCGCGAGTAGGAGAGAGTAATGCATCCTGCAGTCCAAAAATTTAATAACTTACCAAGTACTGGCTTAGAACTAACCTGGCAAAACGCCAGTGAACCAGCACGTAAAAAAGCCCAAAGCAGAGCTGTACTGGTTCGTCACTTATTAACCCAAGAGGGTGGTTTACCTAAAGCATTTGCAAATTTAGTGTCAGAGTACCGTGGCAACACAGCAATTAGCTCTGTAACTACAGCAATTAACGCATTAGGTAAATTGCCAGGGCGCGCAACTATTTATAACTGGTGTAATGCTTATAAAGAAAACGGCATTAATGGTTTATTGCCAAACCACAAAGGCAAAGCCCAAACACAATACAGCTGGCTTGCACGTTGTTTAGAGCTTTACCACAGCCCAAATAGCCCTAGCTTTGCGCAAGTGGCCGATCAACTAAACAAAGAAGGTTATAAAGCAGAGCACCATCAAGTACGCCGTTTTATTAATGGCTTACCTCACGAACTAGGCCCACAAAGCCCGTACCGTATGGGTGCTAAGTTGTACCGTGAAAAGCATAAAGATCACTTATTGCGCTCAACAGAAAACATTAAGCCTGGTGTTTTGTATAACGGCGATGGCCATACGCTTGATGTTTATTTAGCACACCCTAAAACTGGTAAGCCTTACCGCGCAGAGCTTACAGCGTTTCAAGATGTGGGTAGCCGCTGCATTGTTGGCTGGGAACTGGGCTATGCAGAAAGCACGTTAGATACGCTTGCAGCAATAAGCCGTGCGATCAAAGTACACAACAATGTACCTGCCATGTTTTATCTAGATAACGGATCTGGTTACAAAAACAAATTAATGAACGATGAAACAACCGGCTTTTATGCCCAGTTTGAAATCGACGTTATTTTTACAATACCAGGTAATGCACGTGTTAAGTGGATAGAACGCTTTTTCTTACACATGGAAGACCGCGTTGGTAAACGTTTTAGTACTTACTGTGGGCGTGATCACGATGACCGACATAAGCAACTTATTTTAAAAGAGGCTAAGCAGGGTAAACGTAAACTTCCGACGGTAGATGAATGGATTGCTGAATTTAAAGCCTTTTTAAATGATTACCACAATAGCGAACACCCAGAAATTAAAGGTAAAACACGCCAGCAAGTGTGGGACGAAGGCTTAGAACGTGTACCACCAGTAGAAGACGATTTTGTCATGCTACCGCGTGAAAAAGTAAATGTTCGTCGTGGTCGCTTCCGCTTGCATCAACGTGACTACAGCGCTGATTACTTACACCAGTTTAATGGCCAAGAGCTAATTGCTGCATACGACTTACACGATGACAGCTACACCAAGCTTTATAAGTTAAACGGTGAGTTCTTAATGTTTGCAAACCTTAAAACCAAGTCGCATGCCGTACCTACATCGCGTATCGAACAAGCCGAAAGCAAACGCCGTGAAGGTCGCTTAAAACGCTTAGATACCAAACGCCGTGAGGTTGAAGCACAAGAAGCTAATGATCGCATTATTGATATTAAAGCGGTTGAAGAACTTGCAGCCCCTGCGACAACAGCAATTGCACATAAACAAGAAGTTAACGTGTTTGAGTTCGATGTAACACCGACTAAACCACAACACGAAATTGACTTAGACGAATTACTTGATCAACCAACTACACGCAAGGAACAAAGCTATGAGCTATAAAATCCCATTTACCTATTCAGACGAGCAAACACTTCGTGTTGAGCTGATCAACCAAGAAATGTCGACGTTAGGTCTAACACCTGAAAAATTAACCTGTGGCTATGCACTGCAGTCAATTAAAGAAACACTGGCTTTTACATGCACCATCGATCCGCAAAAGATTATTGATGCACTGTGGCAAGAGCTTTTTAACGAAGCCAGCATTAACGATATAAAAAAGCGTAATGACTTTAATAAGTCGTACTCAAAGGCAGACCGTGATTTATGCACACGCATTTGTTTACGCCTGCAATCACCTGAAATCCGCGACCAAAACATTACCAGTGCGAGTATCGCTGCCAGCATGGGTAAAAGCGCTGCAACTATTAGCCAGCTTATTAATGGTAAATACAATGCAAAACCAAGTAAGCATTTGCATGACATTTGGGCCATTTTACAACCTGCAGAACTTGATCAACCTAAGCAATCTGTAAAACAAGTAGCAGAGCCTGAAGAACGTAAGCAGGTCAGTATTGTTTACGGCAAGGTGCCGTTTATTCCTACTAGCACTTCTAAGCTTATTGCGATGGCTTGCGACCAAGCAAGACAGCGCCGCCGCTTTAGTGTGTTTGCAGGCCAAGCTGGTTTAGGTAAAACAAAAGGTATTAGCGAGTATTGTCGCAATAACAAAGAAGCTATTTTAATTGCCGGTAGTGAACAAACCAGCAGTACACAAGTACTCGATCAATTAATCCTGGCGTTAGGCTTGTCACGTTGCCCAAGCGCCTACAAAAACATGCAAAAGATTATCATGGCGCTGCGTGATACAGACCGCCTGATCATCTTAGACGAAGCCGATAAGTGCAAACCTAATGCGCTTGACCCGTTACGAACTATCAGTGACCAAGCCATTGTGGGTGTAACCCTGGTAGGCAATATTCAATTAGTCGACAAACTTCAAACACAAGAGCGCTACGAACTCATTGCAAGCCGTGTGTGCTTTTGGCCAAAACCAATCGGGCAAGTAACAGTTGAAGATATTCAAACCCTATTCATTGAGCTAACCGAGGGAACAATAAAGCTTGCAAGCGACGATGCAGCTTGGTGGCAATGGCTTCACAAGCGTGTTGAAGGTAATGCCCGGGAGTTAGTTGAAAACCTATTACCGCATGTTTTAAACCATGCCGCCAAAAAACCCGATGTTGCGATCGATAAGTTACTTATCAATGGCATTTTCAGTTCAGTACTAAACAAACCAGCAGTTTAAACGTTAGTTAAACATCATTTAAAGAAGGATTAAATCATGGCATTTTCAATCAAATTAAACACACCGCGTTATTCAGCTGAGCTTGCGTTTAGCTCTTTAGTGACTAATGCAGTAATGCTTGCTCTTTTAGCTAAGAAAGACCCACAAGGTGAGCTAATCGACAAATGCAACGGCAACATTAAAGCGGCCTTTGCCACACTTGCTGCAGATAAGCTTTTTAGCATTCACCATGTTCATGAGGTGAATGGCCCTGCTCATACCGCGCGCCGCTTTAACACTATTTGCCGCGAGTTCCCGCTTATTTTTACTGAAGGCATGAAAGACTGGGGAATTAAGATTATCTCGTTAGAGGCATCACCTCACTTTGAAATTCAAATGTTGGAGGAAAGCGCATGAGTTCTGTTACTTCTGCAAAAAAGGTGACTGAAAGTCATCGAAAGGCCACTCGTCTGTGTACTTGCGTTGTATGCGTTGAAACACCTGAGACAATTGCTCGACTTGTTCGGGAGAACTTAGCTCCACCTCCAATATATTTGAGTCAATTAACGGAGTTAGAAGCGAAATTGACTCATTGTATATCTGCAATAGAGCTAAGCGACCAAGAAGACGCGCCTCAGGACTACTGTCTAAGAATGTCTTTTGAGCAGGAAGGCTTAACTGCTCAACAAGCCGAGTATAATTTTTGGCTCGCCAAGCTTGAAAAGCTTGAAGAACGTGAAACTCTGCGCCTGGAAGGGTGGTTAAAATGGCACAAAGCTGAAATACGTCATCGTCAGAAAATGCGTGTATTAAGCTATCTCGTTGGGTTATGGCGTGATTTAGCTGTTTTCTGTGGTTTGGGTAAGTCTGCAAAACAAAACCTTAAATGAGTGAGAATGTTATGAGTTTAATACAACAAATCAAAATTGCGCAAAAGGATGCGGGTATCGATCAAGATACCCACCAACTTAATGTTGCGTATATTTCTAACCAACGCACTAACACGTGTACTGGTTTAACAAAGCTCGAACAACAGCAGCTGCTTGCTCGTTACCGTGCAATGAACCCGAACGCAGGGAAAAAGCAATTACCACCACAGCTTAAAATGATTTATAGCCTGTGGGGGCAATTACACAGAGCCGGTGCAGTTAACGTTGACTCTAAAAGCGCTTGTGAGTCGTTTTGTGAAAACCACTTACAAGGTAAAAAGCTGTATCAAAGCGCCCAGCAATGGCCCCACATCATTGAAGTACTTAAACAATGGTTAGCACGCCACAAAGCAAAGCAGGGGGCTTAAATGGCTAATTACCAAGACTATCAGAACTTCACTATCAACCCGCGTAAACAGCCTTATAGCGAGATGGAAAGTAAGCGCCCAGTTAAAGCTGAAGACAAACGTAAGTGCCGTATTCGCCGTGATGTTGAAGCGTACCATCAACAGCGCGCAATCGATCGAGAATATGGCCTTGACTACTTATGGGATGAACAGTCATGAACAAACCTGAGTTAGATTTACGCGCATTGCCTTATGGCTTGCGCAAGCTTGTTGAAATTCTAGGTGTCGATAAAACAATCGCGCTACTTACTGAACACCAGGGCCAAATGTTTTATATACCGCGTAAGCCAACAGCTAACCATGAGGCCGTTAAGATTTTTGGTATTGAGTTAGTACAAGCCCTGGTTGATGAATACGAAAACAAGCATTACCAAATGCCAATGCTGCACAAAGTACTGCAGCAAATACGCAACCAAGAGATTTGCTACGCGCTTGATAATAAAACCTGCAGCATTCAGCAGCTGGTAAAGCGTTTTAAGATCACGCGCCAGCAAGTAAGCAGTATTTACAGCACGTATCAACAAGAACGTGTAGGCGAAACACAGTTAAATTTAAGCTTATAGGGGATCATCATGGAATCTATTTCTGATTTGAAAAATGAAGCTGAGCAGTATTTTAGCGAGGCATCGGCTCGTGGTACCCCTGTTATTACTTTTAAATGCCCGTGCTGCAGTAAGGAGCTTAGAACCTTACAACCACCAAAAGGTGTTATATGGGACACATTGTCTACCTGTTGGCATTGTGGTGCTGGTTTTTTCAAGATAGCGACACAGGACGAAGTTCGCGCTCAAGTTCCGCCTTCGCTTGGTCATGCAAAACAATAACTTTGTATTGCTCACTGCTTTGCAACTCAGTGGAGGAAAAAAGCCAAAGCAGTGGCAACTTGAATTTGGTTTAAACCTATTAAACCGCTACATAAACCAACGCAAGTTATTTGGCCTAACAACAACAGGGTTAATGGCCGAATATCACGAAGCGTTTAGAGAAATTAAGGGTAAGAAATGAGTGGAGCAAGAGAAATAGCCGAAAAAGCGGTTGATAACATAGAAGAGCTTTTAAGCGATATGTTCGCAGGTGACTATGCAGACAATGAGGTTTCATTAGGGGTATTAGTAAGTGGTAAAGAAGAGATTCAAGTACAACTTAAAGTAACCCGCTCACCTAGTGATTTTATCGATACGGATTACAGTGACTGGGACGCCAGTTTCAAACAACTCTAATTGCATTTAAACCATGTTTAAACCTAATTTAAATTAATTGGCTTGCACCTATTGTAATGGCAAGCCTTTTCATTTTAACCTAATAAGACACCCGCAAAATACAACGCTGAAAACAACTTTACAGCGGAATGCCCCCCTCTAAATTGATTTACTTAACGCATGACAAAAACAGTGCATGCGCCATTTATTGAGTTATTAGCTCAGCTTATTGTGTCGGCCAAGTCTAAAAACGAGCAAATTGCTATATCACGCCGTTGCCCGTTAAAAGATTTGCCAGCACTACGCACACGCGTAAAAGAGCTATTAAACCCAGCTAACCAAAAGCCAACGCGGAAAACTCGTTTGCCTGCCTGTTACGTCCTAATTAAACAACGATTAACTAATCTGAGGACTCAACATGGCGGCCAAAATAAGAGTTAAAGTCCCAACTGCACCTAGTTTCTTATTTCAGGAAATAGTGCCTGAAGAAATCTTTAATTTATTTAAAGACGATCCCCTTTTTCTTATCAATCTCTTTGATGAAAGAGCCTTACGCATGCTGCAAAAGCTGCGTGATATTTTCGGCCCTTGCACAGTAAATAACTGGCTATGGGGTGGTGCTAACCACTTACGTGGTTATAGACCGTTAGATTGCCCAATTGGCGCAAAGCGCAGCCAACACAAACTAGGCAAAGGCTTTGATTGTAGTTTTGAAAACTACAGCGCTCAGCAAGTACGTGATTACGTATTAGCTCACCCTGAAGAATTTCCTTACATCACAGCCATCGAGGGCGATGTGGATTGGTTCCATTTCGACGTTCGCACACCTACGTGGATCGGCATTAAAGTTTTTTACCCGTAAGGACACCTCATGACACCAGAACAAGAGAACCAGCTATTTCAAGCAATCGGTGAAATTCAAGGAAGCCAAACGGCTATTCTAGACGACCTAAGAAGTATCAAGGCGGATATTCACCACAGCATAGAAAAGAGTGAAGCCCGTCAAAAGCAGATCACTGATAGCTTAAAAATAGATATCGAAAAAAGTGAGCAGCGCCAAGCTGAGGCGCTTAAGACCCATGCTGAGCGTTTAACAAAAGTAGAAGAAAAGCTCACAAACCAACGTGTAAAAGTGGCTGCAATGGGCGGCTCTGCGGGTTTAGCTGTTTCTTTAATTGCTTACGCTGTTAAAAGTGGGATGTTTAACTAATGGCACACCCTGCAGAAAAGAAAAACGCTTTACGTCACAGCTATGTAAACGAACTGCTTGCTTTAAGTGTTGCAGCAGTAAAGCATAGTGTAGCAGATGGCACAGCCCGCCGCTGGAAGATGGAAGCGAAAGACCAGGGCGATGATTGGGATCTTGCTCGTGCGGCAAGCCGTCGTAGTGAGGGTGCAGCAGGTGAGTTTACAACCGACTTTATCGAAGAGTTTACTATTCAAGTAAACGAAACCTTTGAGCTTTTAAAATCTGAAGAAGGTTTAGCACTTCCATTAGAGCAGCGCACTAAAGTACTTAGCTCACTCACTGATATGATGAGCAAAGTAATGAAAGTGTCTGGCGGCAATAAGCGCCTAGAAAAACGCACTGTCGCTGCTGAAGTTATCAAGATTTTAGCTAAATTTGTTTCAAAACATCACCCTGACTATGCACCGCAATTAGTCGAAATTCTTACTGCATTTGGTCCTCAGCTCGATAAGGAGTTAGGCGACTAATGGCCGATTTAAATACACGTGAATTTTTAGCAGAGATAGAGCAAGTAACCAGTGCGTTACGCCGTGATATTGAAGCTAAAGAACGTCATATTGATCCAAGTCCTGAAGCGATTTTAGAACGCCGCAAACGTGTTTTAAGCGGTGATTTTGAGTTTTTTGTATATACCTATTTCCCACACCATATGTGGCTAGATGATGGGCAGAAACCATCTGAGTTTCAGGCTTATTTTAATAGTTGGCTACCAGAAGCATTAAAACTTAAAAACGGCTGGAAGAACTGGTTTGTTGCTCCACGTGGCGAAGGTAAAAGTACACTTAGCGTAAAAATCGCCCCTGTGTATGTTTCTGTATTGGCGCTGCTGCAAGACGCAGAGGTACGCCAAGAACTTGGCTTAGAAAAGCCACCTATCTTTATTGATTTTGTAATCTTGTTTGGTGCTGAAACCAAAATGCCAACCAAGACCCTTGAAGTCGTTAAAACGGAGTTGTTGAACAATAACAACTTAGCCTTAGACTTTCCTGAAGTATGCGAAAAATCGCCAGTATGGAAATTAGGCGAGTTTGTAACAGCACAAGGTGTACGATTTGAGAGCCGTGGTGCTGAGCAGGCTGTACGTGGTGCGTTCCACGGTGCAAGCCGTCCTAAGCTGTTACTGTCTGACGATATCATTACCGATGCCGAAGCCAAGTCACCCACAGAGCGTGAGAACCGCTGGCGATTCCTTGAAGCTTCGGTGCAGTTCTTAGGCCCACCAGATGGTAGCGTAAAATTCTTAGGTGTGAACACCGTTCTTAATAACGATGACCCAATAAGCCGTGCTGAAGAAGCTCCTGGGCACATTGTTCACCGCTTTAAAGCAATTAAACAAATGCCTGAGCGCATGGATCTTTGGGAGCAATGTCGCGACCTCATGGTTCATGATGATAAACGCTTTGAAAAGCGCGAAGCGGCTAAAGGTATTGCTGTTGGAACAGAAGATAAGCCTTCGTTTAAGTTTTGGATCAAGAACAAACGCGCAATGCTTAAGGGAGCTAAAACGAGTTGGCCAAGTGTACGTACACTTTACGATTTAATGTGTATGTGGGCTGCGAACAAGCGCGAGTTTAACCGCGAGATGCAAGGTATTGCTAAAAGCGATGAAGAAGCGATTTTTTATCAGTTTGATTTTTGGGTTGACCGTTTACACGATTGGGTACCATACGGTGCATGTGATCCAAGTATGGGTAAAACAGAAAAATCTGACCCAAGTGCGATACTTGTTGGCTTTTATTCAAAAGACTTACAAAAGCTTCACGTTGAATACGAAAGCCGAAAAGTGCGCGGTACCAGCCGTTTACTTAACGACATAATACGCGCTCAAAAAGAATATAACTGCTTAGTGTGGGGCTTTGAGAATAACAACGCCTTTGATTTTATGCGCAGCGAGTTTATCACCAAAGGATTAGAGCAGGGCATTGCACTCCCTTTACGTGGTGTTACGGCCACATTACCAGCTGAAGAGCGGATAGGATCACTCGAAACCTATGTGACCAATACACCTGCACAAATAGCCTTTCATTCACGCTGCCGTTTATTGCTCGACGAACTCGAAAACTGGCCAGAAAAACAAACAACACATCACTATGACTTGAGTTGTGCCTTAGCCATTTTATGGATGATATCCAGCACTGGCGCAGGCGGGATGCCTAGAGTCCGAAGCCGCAAAGTAACCAAACAAATAGGGGGCTATCATGTTTAAGTCTAAGCCACGCATTAATTCACGGGCTTATGGTGCCCTTGTTCGTATGTTTGAACAAAATCAATTGGACCCTGGCTTTTCGTCGTTGATAACAGAGCTCCCAAACCCTGACCCGATTTTACGTAAAGCAGGTAAAAACACGGCTATTTATGAAGAAATTGCCCGTGACGCGCACATTATTGGTGAGTTGCGCTCATTACGTAGCGGTTTATATAGCTTTAATACTGAGTTAGTACCTGGCGGAACCGATGCGGCCAGTATGAAAAGCTACGAGTTAGCAAAACAGTTTTTTAAGCGTAAACCTTGCAAACATACAGAGTGGGCCGATATGGATTGGCACAACTACAGTGCTATTTTACATGGCTTCAGTGTGACGCATTTGGGCAAGTTTATTAAACGTGATGGTACGTGGCAGCCTGAATACATTGAAACATGGCGTAATAGCCGCTTTGCTTTTAATAGTGATCACGAGCTGCTTGTTAAAACAAGAGAAAACCCGCAAGGCGAAGAAGTAGATCCGCGTCGTTGGTCTTGTGTTCGTCATATGCCTAGTGCAACAAACCCGTATGGTATTGCACTACTGAGCAGCTGTTTTTGGCCGTGGATGTTTAAGCACGGTGGTTTTAAGTTCTTTGTTCAATTCTGTGAGCGTTTTGGTGTGCCGTTCCCTGTGGGTAAATACCCTATTGGCGCAAAAGATGCTGATATAGAAAGCCTTTTAAATGGACTTGCTAAGTTAGTGCAAGACGGTATCGCCGCAATACCCGACGATACTAGTATTGAAGTACTTGAAAGTAAGTTATCCGGTGAACCAATACCTGAACGTTTAATTAATTTCTGTAATGCTGAAATGAGTAAGGCGCTAACCAGCCAAACATTGGCCACTGAGCAAAAGAACGGCGGCGCACGTGCAGCCAGTGAAACGCATGCTAAACGCGCTGGCGATAATCAACGTGCAGATAGGGCGCTTGTTGCTTCTTATCGTAATCAGATCATCAATACCCTTCACACTGTCAATTTTGAGGGTGGCGAGCCGCCGCAATTCATCTTTAAAGATAAGCGCGAAATTAATACCGATACGGTAAGCCGCGTTCGCGAATCTGCACGCTTGGTACCTGTAAGCACTGATTACGTATACAAAGAGTTAGGTATTCCAAAACCTAAACCAGGTGAAGACATTCTAGAAGTACCAGATGACGGTCAAGGCATAGCCTCAGCTGCTAAAAGCACTGAATTTGCGAAGTCTGATTCTGCTAGTACTGAAATTAGCGATGAGTTTGATGTGTTCGATCACGCTTCAAACGACACCATTGAAAAGATTTGGCATTTTGCCCAGGCATCAAAAGACCTGGATGAACTTAAGCAAAAAATAACCTCACAATTCCCAACTATCTCTGAGTCTGCTTTAACACAAGTGGCTGAGCAAGCTCTGCAGTATGAGTTTATGGCGGGTATGAGCGAGGCTAATTCTAAAACTGTGGAGATAGACGATGAATAACATTCCTGAAGGTTACTTAAAAGACGGTAAAGGTAATTTGGTTGCAATTGCTAACGTTAAACAAACGGACTTGATCAAAGATGAGTTTGTACAAAAAGCCTGTGCTAAAGCTCTTGAAATGCAGGAAAAGTTAGCTGAGTTCAAACGTTCATTGATGGCTGAAGCTGACGACTTTATAGAGCTTTTAGCGCAAGAACATGGTGTTAGTTTAGGTGGTAAGAAAGGAAATACGCAGTTACGTTCATTCGATAACACTTTGCGCGTGAACATTCAAACACAGGAACGTATCGAGCTTGGTCCAGAGCTATCCCTTGCTAAAAAGCTGATTGATGAGTGCCTAGATGAATGGACCGAAGGCGGCAATCAAAACATACGAGCCATTGTCAGTAAAACCTTTAATACCGATAAGCAAGGATCATTAAACCCGCAACGTATCCTTGCGTTACGCAAGCTTGAAATCACTGATGAAAGCGGTAAATGGCAAAAGGCGATGAATATCATTGCAGAGTCTGTAGGTGTTATCGATTCATGCCGTTTTATCCGCTTTTACAAGCAGGACGAGAAAGGCATTGAACAAGCTATTTCACTTGATATAGCAAAGCTGTAGCGGGGCGCTTATGTCTATTTCTAAAGGGCAATGGGACAAGGTAGAAAGTGAACTTGCAGGGACTTTTGGTAGTGCTTTATTTAAATTGGGCGATCATGAAATCTCGATACAGCGTGTTAGAAAATCAGAGTCTACCACTGTATTAGCTGTTTATATTGATGGTTTTATTAAAGGTGAATGGCACACAAAAGAAGAAACACGTCCTGACTGTTTAGAACAAGTATGGCGAAAGCGCTATATCTCAATTTATAAACAGGCAGATATCAAACAGATTATTAAAATCTTTGGGAAACGCGAAGCTAAAAAACGCTACCCCAACTTAAATGAGAAAAAGGAATTTCTTGATTGTTATTTTACGACAGCTAAATCATTAGTTCGCCAATTCAAACGGATCAAGGGTATCCAATTAATGCTTATTGGTGGCGTACCTTACGAGTCAATGGAGGCTTAAATGGAACCAATCACAATTGCACTTGGCCTTGCAAAGCTAACTGGCCTAGATAAAAAAATAGGTAACTGGATAGGGGGCTCAAATGGTGAAGCGGTTGCTTCAAAAGTCGTTGATATAGCCCAAACTTTAACAGGCTCATCTTCACCAGAAGAAGCTTTAAACCGTATAAAAGACTCAGAGAAATACGCGCATGAGTTAAGAACCACCTTACTCAATCGAGAGAAAGAACTAGACGAACTTGCATATAAAAACACCCAGAGTGCGCGGATTATGCAGATCCAAGCACTTAACCAGGATGATAAGTTTTCTAAACGCTTCATCTATTATTATGCGTGGTTTTGGTCAATTACGACGGCTCTATATATTGGCTTTATTACGTTTATGCCAATACCTGAGAGCTCTACACGCTTTGCAGATACAATTTTAGGCTTCGTTTTAGGCACTGTTATAGCGTCAATATTGAATTTCTTCTTTGGTAATAGCCGTGATAACTCGCGTAGAAATGAAATTCAAGACATTCAACAGTCATTAAAAGATCAATAAAATGGCTCTATCAGCTCCACAATATGGCGACCTTGTTACATTCAAGGAAGCCATTTCACACTTTCAAGACAAAATTAAGCTGACAAGTGAGTCATATAAAGACTTACAGGGCTTAATTCATGCCAAAGCATTCACTGTTGCAGGTGCAACAGAAATCGAGATCCTGAATGAGCTATATACAGCAGTAGATAAAGCAATTAGTGATGGCGAGACTATATCGGACTTTAGAAAACGCTTTGATAAAATTGTTGATGATCACGGCTGGTCTTATAAAGGTAAGCGCGGCTGGCGCACTCAAGTAATTTACCAGAACAACAAAAACACAGCGCGAGCAGCAGGGCGCTGGGAACAACAGAACCGATTAAAAGAACGTAGACCTTATTTACTTTACCTGACCGCTGGTGATAGCCGAGTTAGACCTGATCACAATAAATGGAACTATATATTACTGCCTGTAGACCATCCGTTTTGGGACACGCATTATCCGCCAAATGGTTATAACTGCCGTTGTAAGGTGGTTTCACTGAATAAACGTGATATTGCACGTATGGGCTTATCGATCACAAAACCAGAGTCTGTTAATAAGTTCATGCAATCATTTAAAGTCGTTGATGCATCAACGGGTGAAGAACTTGATAAGTTACCTGGCATAGATCTAGGTTGGGACTATAATCCTGGTAAAGCATGGTTAGGTGCAGACATAGCAGCTGGTAAGTCAGTGGTGAAGTTATCGAAAGAACTTCAACAACTAGCGGTACCGCAATTTAATGAAGCTGTTTTGAAGTCACAGCAATATTATAAAAAGCAGGTAAATTTAAAAGCAGCTCAGATTGCACTTAAAAAGCCGGTAGTCGATGGCCAAGAATTTACGTTAGGGCACTTGCCTGCATTTTTCTTAAACGAGTTGTCACGTAAAAATGCACCTATATATAGTAGCGCTGTTACGATTAGCAGCTCGCAAATTGAAAAGCTGTTAGCAGGCCAACTTACAATTGAACAAATCCACCAGCTAATGAACGCTATTCAAAAACCAAATGCGTACACATATATAGATAACAAAATTAGAATGACGTACCAGGGCTTTATGATCACAATTGAACTGGGACCAAATTTTAATACGGTTGTAGCAGCAGAAAAGATTTAAAGATTGCTCGCTGAGAATCTTTAAAGAGCGTTTAAATGGCGTTTAAAGTGCGTTTAAAGAAAAGTTAAACGATCAGAAATGATCTAATTCTAAACGTAAAATGAGCAGGAATGATCAGATAATGAGTCAGTTTGAACGGTTAGAGTCTAAAAACAAGCGTAATTCAAAAATCATGAATTTTCGGCTTGGGATTGTCGAAGGTCAGTATTTACGGGCTTTTCCAAAACACGAGGTCGAAAATCTCCATACCTCCATAATTCTAGAAATGAACAACCCCTTACAACTAATATACATAAATATACTATTTAACATAATATAAATTATAGGTAGTTAAATATCTATACATAGCTATACCTATTCTCTGCGCATGCTAAGTCCAATACTAGACGGTATCGGACATTAAGGTAGTGTTTTATCATATTATTCATTTTATTAGTGCTTGTTTCTTGAGCTTAGTTATCTCATGACTTATATTAAAACTATCA